GGTTAGATGACCTAGAGCAAAAAATCCCATTTCGTTTTTCGAGCCAATTTGACACATGAAACTAACAACGACCAAAATCACCGAGCTCTCGCTCGACCCGTCCAACGTCCGCAAACATTCGCGCCGAAATCTCGACGCGATCAAAGCCAGCCTGCGCAAATTCGGCCAACAAAAGCCAATCGTCGTAGACGCGAAAGGGATCGTCCTCGCCGGCAACGGCACGTTGACCGCAGCGCAGGAACTCGGCTGGACCGAGATCCAGATCGTGCGGACGGAACTTGCGGGCGTTGAGGCCACGGCGTTTGCGATCGCGGACAATCGGACGGCGGAGCTGGCAGAGTGGGATGATAATCTAGGGGACGTGCTGAAGTCCCTGCAAGACGAGGACGTTGATTTAACTGATCTTGGCTACTCAGCAGAAGACATTGCGAAAATGCAGACGCCTGACTTTGCAGCCGGAACCGTGGATGACCAAGGAAAGCTCGATGAGAAATCACCGATTGAATGTCCGCATTGCCATAAGTCTTTTACGCCGTGAAAACAGAGCTGAAAATTGATTGGGCGACGCATGAATCGGCAAAGTATGCAGTTGAAAATTGGCATTACAGTGAATGCCTCCCAGCCGGTAAACTCGTGAAGGTTGGCGCATGGGAATCAGGAAAGTTTATCGGCTGCGTAATTTTCGGAAGAGGCGCTAATAACAATATGGCAAAACCCTACGGGCTGACGCAGCTTGAATGTTGTGAGCTCGTCAGAATCGCGCTTACAAAACACCTCTCACCAGTCTCACGGATTGCGGCGCTTGCGATGCGATTTCTTAAATCACAATCGTCAGGATTGAAACTCATTGTTAGCTATGCCGACCCAGAACAAGGACACCACGGCGGAATCTATCAGGCAGGGAATTGGATTTATTGCGGAAGGTCACAGGCGCAACAGGAGGTCATTTACAAGGGCGAGGTGATGCACAAGCGGACGGCAAATGCGCTTTTTGGAACAATTAAAGGAATGCAGAAGTCTGCTATTTTTTGGAAGCATAAGTATCTAATGCCGCTTGACGCCGAGATGCGCGCCAAGATTCTCCCTCTCGCAAAGCCTTATCCAAAACGCGCCGGAGGTGACACCACGGACACGCCAGTCTTCCAGACTGGAGAGGGCGGCTCGACACCGACCCCGGCGCTCCAATCTTCTGAATGAGCGACGCCGCGCAATCACCGAGCGAAATCCTCGCCCGCCGCAACGTCCAAAACATCGCGGTCAAGCTCAAGGCCGGCAAGACGCTGACGACCTCGGAGCGGAAGGCGCTCAACGAGTTTCAGGCCGAGCAGACGGGCGGCTGGGTGAAAGACCTGAGCGCACTGGCGAAGGAGCTGGGGATGTCTCGGCAGGGCATTTACGATGTCCGCAATCGCTTTGCGGACGCGCCGAAAAAGCACGAGGACGGCAAGCGCGAGAACCTGACGGCGTGGCAAGCGTTTTGCGCCGAACACCTGATTGGCAAGGACACGGCGACCAAGAATCTCGCCGACCTCAAAGCCGAACTCATGCGCGAGCAAATCCGTCTCGCCCGGTCCAAGAACGAGCGCGAGGCCGGCGACGTGATTGATCGGGAGGTGGTCGAGGCGATGCTCGTGACGCTCGGCCAAAAGCTCGACCTGCTGCTGCGGCTCAAGCTGACGATCGAACTCGGACCTCGTGGCGTCGGGATGAACGCGGCAGAGCTGAACGTCGAGGGCGGCGCGATCTTGTCGGAGATCCGCGAAGTCGTGAACGCGAATATCGCGACGTTCGAGGCCGAGGCGCTGGACCGGTCGAGGGAGTGAAGCGATTGTTTGAAATAGTGCTTGCAATCAATCAAACGGTGGGCATCGTCTAGCGCATGAACTCAACACAAACGGAACAAATCAAAGCGCGCGCCAAATTTCTTAAACTAGAAAAGGCTGCGCACGATGCTGATTATGCTCGGCGCTGCGCGGCGGCTCGCGAAATTGCGCTCGCGAAGATTGCGGCGCTTCAAGCAATCGAAGCCGCGCGCGCTAAATAAAACCCAACCCGCCCCGAAGAAACTAAGGGGCTCTTTTTACCCATGAAACTTACCAAAAACGACGCGGAAGAAGTCGCGCACAAGCTCGGGGTTTTGGCAGATTCGCCAGACTTGCAAGATGATTACGGTCTTACTCAAAGCCAAGCCGATCAACTGCGAGCCAGCGTCCCGCTGTCTGGCGGTCCGTGGATAATTCCGTTGTGGGGAATGGACGCGGTGCGCGGAGAGATGGCAGACCATTGCGTTGTGCTTTCCGGCATTGCTTCCGACGCTCGCTCGAATCGTGAGTTTGGGCAAGCGTTGCGAATTTCCAAGCAAGCAAAGCGGCTTAACGCTATTTTTTCAACCGAGGGCGAAGCATGACCGCCGGCGGCAAACGCACCGGCGCAGGCCGCAAGCCGCTCGCGCCTGACCAACGCTCCGTCGGCGTGACGGTGCGCCTCCGTCCGCAAGTCGCGGCGCGGTTTCGCGATTTATGTAAACGGGCGGGCGTGAGCCAGTCGTGGGCGTTCACAGCGTGGATTAACCAATCGAGGTAGCTTTGACCGCCTCCGACGCACTCCTCACCACGCTGCGCCTTCCGCAGCCCGACCGCTCGCCAATCTACGAATGGGCGCGGAAGCATATCGTCCTGCCGGAGAGCTACGCGACGCCGGGACCGTTCAACGTGAAAATCTCGCCGTGGCTAATTCCGATCTTTGACGCGTTGCAGAATCCACTCGTGAGGCGCGTGCACTTCCGCAAGGCCGTGCAGATCGGCGGCACGCTCGTCGCTGACATCTGGGTGCCGTGGCTGATCTGCAACGACGCTGGGCCGATCAGCTGGACGATGCAGACGGACGAAATGATTGACCGTCACGCGAAGTCACGGCTGAACCCGATCTTCGAGTCGTGCAAGCCGGTCGCCGCGATGCTTCCGCGAGTCGGGCCGCACCGGACGACGACCGAAATCTACTTCGGCGGCTTCTTTTTTCTGCTCAACCCGGCCAACCTTTCCAGCCAACAGTCGCAGTCCATCCGCTATAAAATAAATGACGAGATTTGGCTGCCGAAGTGGCAGGAGGTTTACGGTCACGCCGTCGCCCGCGTCAGTCGCTTTGAGGAGGTCGGGCGCTCCAAGATTTACAACACGAGCCAAGCGCCGATTATGGACCTTGAGACCGGCAACGTGGAAGACACGAGCTTCCGCCAAGGCACCCAGCAGGAATGGAGCACCGAGTGTCCGGCGTGCCACAAGGTTCACCCGCTTGCCTTCGCGCTGGACAAGAACGAGGAGACCGGGCTGCGGGGCGGCGTGGTCTGGGATGCAGCGGCGCGGCGCGATGACGAGACGTGGGACGTTGCGCGAGCCGTCGAGTCCTGCCGATTCCGTTGTCCGCATTGCGGCCACGAGTCACCGGACACCGACACGACGCGGACCGGCTGGAAGCGGGCCGGGCGGTTCGTTTCGCTGAACGAGGCTGCGCCGGCGGAGATCCAGAGCTTCCGCGTCGAGTCGCTTGTCAGCCGGCCGATGCGGCTTCTGGTCGAAGAATTCTGCGAGGCGGACAACCATTTCGTGCGCCAAGGTGACGACAAAATGAAGATCGAGTTTCGCACGAAGCGCGAGGCGCGGCCGTGGATTGTCGAGAAGAAGGTCGTCAACCTCTTCGTGCAGGCGAGCGACTACACCGTCGCTCAGTTCTCCAACGGCGAGGCAATCGACGGCGAGGTGATTCGCTTCATGGCCGTGGACCGTCAGCAAGACCACTGGTGGGTCGAAATCGGCGCTTTCAGCTCGGCGACCGGTCCGACCTACCGGCAGCTCTATTTCGGGCGCGTCGAGACGCGGGACCAACTCCGGCAGTTGCAGCACCGTTACAAGGTGCAGGACGCGTGCGTTGCCCAAGATCGCGGCTACCGACCCGCCGACGTTGACCGGGATTGCGCGGACTTCGGCTGGCGAGGGATGCGCGGATACGCTCGCAAGACTTGGACGATGCGAGACGAGGCAAGCGACAAGCTGATCAACTTCCCGTTCAGCGAACCACGAGTGAGCGACTACCGGGGCGGAGACGTGTTTTATTACGACTGGTCTGGCGACTATTTCAAAGACCTGCTTGCGAACGCGCTGGAAGCCAAGGGCGACCTGAAATGGCTTTTGCCGAAGGACGTGAATCCGCTCTACCTCGAACACCTCAAGGGCGAGTCAAAGGTTGAGATTCGCACCGGCGTTTGGGAGTGGCGCGAGGTGAAAAGCAACGCGCCGAATCACGGTCTCGACACCTCGGCGATGCTGCTCTGCATGGCGACGATTGCGAACGTGATTCGCTACGCAGCTCCGAAGGAATAAGGCCGGTTTGACGTTTCGAGCCTTGGTATGCTCGACAACCCATTTCTCGGACTGGACACCGCGACGCTTACCGCGCTCAAGACCAAGACGATTGACGCGATTCAAGCCGTGCTCCTGAACCAAAGCTACTCGCTCAACGGCAAGAGCGTGAGCCGGGCAGACCTGACCGCGCTCAACAACATGCTCGGCAACTTGCAAGACGCCTTGACCGACGCAGCCGGAACGTCAACCGATACGACCTTCGTGAGCTTCAACGGAAACTGACATGAGCACCGACTTTTTCGACGCGTCAAAACTGGTCGCAAATAAACCGTGGATTGACCGGGCGTTGGAGAACATCGCGCCGACGTGGGCGCTCAAGCGTTTGGAGGCACGCGTCGCGAAGTCGCTTTTCGAGTATAACGCGGCGCGGACTAATCGCCTTTACACGCCCAAGCAATACACCCAGCCGGCCGAGAGTTCGCAGAATCAGCGGGACCGGGTGGTCATGATGTATGAGGCTCGCGACCTCGTGGACAACTTCCCCGAGGCGCGGGAAATTTCGCGCAAGTTCGGACTCTACCTGACGCCGCACGAGTATTCTCCGACGACCGGGGACCGCGATTACAACCGCGTGATTGACGACTATTTCCACGCGTGGTGCAAAAACTGCGACGTGACGAACCGGCACAGCTTCAAAAAGCTCGTGCAGCTCGCAGCCGAGGAACGACCGATTGACGGCGATTGCGGCTTTGTGATTCGGCGCAGCGGCGAGGGTTTGAAACTGCAACTGGTGCCGGCGACGCGCATCGGCAATCCGAACGAGTCAGCCGTCGCCTCGAACAATTACTTTCAAGGCGTCGTGACGAACGACTTCGGTCAGCCAGTGGCTTACCGGATTTTCCGCGTGGACCGGAACGGCGTTTATTTCGGCGCGGAGGACATTCCGGCGAATCAGTTTTGCCACTACTTTGACCCGTTCCGCGTTGACCAATACCGGGGCGTGACGGACCTGCACAGCGCAATCCAGACGGCGCGGATGCTGCACGAAATCTTGCAGGCGGAAAAGGCGGGCGTTCGCTTCTCGTCGCAGCAGGCGGCGCTGATCTTCAACGACCGAGGCGTCGCGAACCCGCGCAACCTTTTCCAGCCAAACCCTGCGGCGAACTTGCCGAGCGGCCAGACGCAAAAGAACGAGCTGACCGAGGTCGGCATGATTCGATATTTCCAGAACAGCGACCGCGTGGAAGTCATGCCGTCGCGTCCGTCGCAGGCTTTCACCGGATTTGTGCAGCACCTCATGCACGAGATCGCGCTAGGCGTTGGCGTGCCGGAAGGCGTGCTGTTCGGCACGCAGGAATACAAAGGGCCGAGCGTCCGCGCAGAGTTCGCTGCGGCTGATCGAGTGTTCACGAACAAGCAGGGCGTGCTGACCGACAAGGTTCTCGACCCGATCAAGGACGCCGTGATTCTCGACGCCATCGCACGCGGCGAGATTCCGCCGCCTCCGCTTCTCGCGGGCGAAACAATGGTTCAAGCACTGCGCCGAGCGACCAAGGGCGAGTGGCGCTTCCCGGCGAAGCTCAGCATCGATGTCGGCCGCGAGAGCGCCGCGAACATGAACGAGAACCGGCAGGGCGCGAAGTCGCTGCAAGAGATCGCGGCCGAGGAAGGCACCGACGCTTTCTCGCGGCTCGAACAGATCGCAATCGAGGCCGGTTTCGTGAAGGAACTCGCGGTCAAATACGGCGTGCCAGAGACGGCTATTCGCCTCACGACGACCTCACTCCCGAGCACGCCAGCGGCCGCAGCCGCAGCAGGCGATGCGGTGGGCGCAAGCGCAGCCGAGGCGCAGGCGGCGAGCGTCGCGGCGGCACCCGCTGCAATCGAGCCGGTTCAACAAGTGCAGAACGACGCAAATCTCGTCACGATCAACTTCGCGACCGACTCCTACATTCCGACAAACGCGATGGCGGAAAACGCTCGCCGCGCTCTCGACGTCCGCGAGCAAAAGCCAATTTCACAGCGCGGCATGACGAGTATCGGCATCGCTCGCGCTCGCGACCTCATGAACAAACGGCCAATGTCCGAGGACACCGTTCGCCGGATGAAGGCATTTTTCGACCGCCACCAAGCCGACAAGCAGGGCGAGACGTGGAAGGACCAAGGCAAGGGCTGGCAGGCGTGGCACGGCTGGGGAGGCGACGAGGGCTATTCGTGGGCGACGGCCATCGTTGAGCGTTTGAACAAGCAAGAAGTGCCGAAGGAACTTAACGCTGAACCGTTCGTGATTCGTGAGGCTCTGCTCAAAAACAAGGACGCCGCCGAGGTGTTTAAGACATTCTGCAAGACCGCTTCGCCGACGCTCGAAGAAATCGACAAGCAGCAACGCGTGGTTAAAATCTACCGCAAAGTTTCGGAGATTTTTGAGACGTTGAAAAATCGCACCAACTAAGATGAGCACAAAGACCGACCACGAAGAACAGTTGGGCGCGATTATACTCCATCACGCCGAGGAATTGCAGCGCATGGCGGCGGAGATTCCCCAGCTTCGCACGGCGCTGGCCGTCGCCGAGCACGAACGCAAATCGCTGGCCGATTCTCCGAGCATGGTTTCAGCCGTTGCGAACCTCGCGCAAATCATCACCGCGTTGCAGGGAATTTTGGCGAAACCGCCGCAAGCCCCCGAGATCAACGTGACCATTCCCGAAATCAAACTGCCAGACGCGCCAACTGCGCCGGCAATCGTTTTCCCGGAATGGCCGAAGCCAGAAAGCAAATCGCGCATCGTTTTTCGCATCACGAAACGCGACGGACTTGGCCGGATGGCCGAAGCCGTTGCCGAGCTGGAATAATTTAACACACAAAAAAAATGGCCGACAACGTAGGATATACACCGGGCGAAGGCGCAAGCGTCGCAGCCGACAACATCGGCGGGCATCTCTTTCAGCGCGTGAAACTCGCGCTCGGCGCGGACGGAGTGAACGACGGCGACGTCAGCGCAGCAAATCCGGTTCCGGTTACGGGCGCGGTCACGGTGGGAAATTTCCCGGCGCAGACCGGGCTGACCGACGCGCAACTTCGGGCGAGCGCGGTTCCCGTTTCTGGAACGGTCACCGCCAACACTGGATTGTCGCAACCGCTAACCGACGCTCAGCTTCGCGCCGCAGCGGTGCCGGTAAGCGCGGCAAGTCTCCCACTCCCGACCGGCGCAGCTACGGCGGCGTTGCAGCCGGACGTGATGACAACGCATCCGACCTTCGGCAGTCGCGGCTCCGTCGTGCGTCAGGCTCCGGCTGATATTTGGTCGGTCGGTTTTGCTGACAGCGGATCTGGCTTGCTTGCATCCGAATTCACGCAGCGGCGTCTCGGCACAGGCATGGGCGTGACGCAGGCGAGCAGCAACTTGCTGGTGACAACCGGCACCACCGCGAACAGTGAATTTCTGGCGCGAAGCACGACCGCGTTCAAGGGCGCGTTCACGGCTCGCCACAAAACGATTCTTTCGCAGCGCATCGCGCAAAATAACTTTGCCGTGATGATGGCGGACATGATCGGCGAGGGCTTGGCCTGCACGATCAACAGCGCGACCTCAATCACCGTCACAAAAGCGGCGCACGGATTTACGACGGTCAACGTCGGACAGTTTATGATGGTGGGCGCGATTACCGGCGCGAACGGCGTGCCGAATCGCTACGCCATCGCGTCCATCCCATCGGTGGACACGATCAACTTTACGGTCGCGGGCTGGCCAGCGTCTGGAAGCTGCACGGTGGATTTATTCGGCTGGAACTACCTCTGGACGCAATATTCCGGCACGACTGCGACCAACGCCAGCATTGACGCGCAGCGGCGCGGGTGGAACTCGGGCCTGACGACGGCAACGATTAACACGACCGCCGCGCCGGGGCACGTGATGCAAACTTACGCGGACGGGCGAAATGTCGCTTGGTCGGACGCGCTAGTCGCCAGCGCAACGACGCCAACCGTAACGACTCGCGGCAGTCGCGTTGAATCTCTGCCGGACGACGACGTGAACCTTTACGTCTATTTGTGGAGCTACAACGGCACGAGCGCACCCGCGAGCACGACGACGTGGACGCTCGGCTTTATCGCCGTTGAGGACAACGTGAACGTGCCGACGTATATCGCTGGCGTTCGTCCAAATGGCAATGCGGCTCCGTTGCCGGTGGCGGTGCAAGGCACAGTCGCAACGTCATTCACCCAACCGGCGCTGGTCGCAGGCTCGGCTCTAATCGGAGACGTGGGCATCCAATACCGTGGCAGCGCGACGGGCGCGGCCACGCTCACCAACGTCAACAGCCCGGCCACCCCAGTCGCGCAGCAGCTCAAATCCGGCGCAGGCAGATTGCTCGGCATCCTCGTGACTAACACCTCTGCCTCAACGCGGTGGCTCAAAATTTTTAATCTAGCTTCCGCCTCGGTCACCCCCGGCACGACGGCGGCAACGACGGAAATCGGCATTGGCGCGGGCCGCACAATTAACTGGTCGCTTGAGGGCGGTGCGGGCTTTGCGACAGGCATCACGATTATGGTCACGGGCGGGCAGGGTCTGACCAACAACACTGGAATCACCCTCGGCGACGTAACCGGCTTTACTTCTCACGCTTAATCAAATGACCGTTTCAAAACTCATTCAGCTTGCACAGCGCCGCATTGCTCGACTGGAGCAAGATCGCGTTAGTGCCGACCTCACCGGAGACACCGACGCGATGGAGCGGATTGATTCCGAAATCGCAGAAACGCAGACAACGCTTAATCAACTGCAAACGCTCTCGGAATAAACGATGCTGCTGACGCTGCTCAGTTTCCAAGGCACGCCGCCACCGCCGCCGCCGCCGACACCGGACGAGTCGGACGTAATTATCGGCACCACGAGAGAGCGGCGCGTCCGAAAAATTGACGAAGAGGACTTAGAGACGCTCGAAATTTTTGCCACCACGCTTTTGATCTACCACCGCAACGGCCAACTCTGACACCATGCAAGACCCACAACAGCAAATCAACAGCCTCATCGAGATGGCCGTCACGCAAAAGGCGGAACTCAAGCAGATCCTCGAATTTTTCCCAATCTTGCGCGACCACTTGTCCGGCGAGATCGAGCGCAGCCTTGAAGAGATCGAACCGGCGATTCGCTCGGAGCTGGAAATCTTTATCGCGGCGCGAGCGACCGACGCACAGACCAAGATCAGCTCGGAGCTTTCCGCCAAAATCGACGCCATCACTCGCAGCCTAGAATCAACGACGGCGGCGCGTTATTCCGTGCTCATGGCCGAGCGCGAGAACAACGCTTCGCTTCTGACGCAGGCCGAGGCGCGAATCGCAGAGGCGGCGTCCGCTTTGCCGAGCGCGGTCAAGGAAATCGTCACCGACGAACTCTCACGCTTTCCGCGTGCCGGCGAAATCGATCAACTGCGGAAGGAATTTGCCGAGCCGAAGGGCCTGAACCCTCGCGGCAAGTGGACGCCGAACGACACCTATCAAAAGTTGGACCTCGTGACGTTCAACGGCGATTCGTTCGTGTCGAACATCAACGACAACCGCGAAAGACCGGGCCGGAACGCGGAGAACTGGACGCTGAACGCCGCACGCGGCAACAGTGGCGGCGGCGGCGGCATTACTACGCTGACCGATCTTCTGCCGATCCCAACGAGCGGGCAAATCCTCGGCAGCGAAGGGCCGAGCTACGTGCCGAAGAACTTAGTGGCCGGCAGTAACATCACGATTACCGAGACGCCGACGACGATCACGATTACCGGCGACGAGGGACAAATCGAGTTGCAGGACGGAACCGAGGCAGCGCCGTCCCTCTTCTTCGTCAGCGATACCAACACCGGTATGTATCGCCCGGCAGCTGACACGGTGGGAATCGTTGGCGGCGGCAACGACGTGGTGCGGCTGACTGGCGTGGCGAGCGCGACGGATTACATTGAGGTCAAGAACGGAATCGGCGTTGCCACTCCGCTCCACATTCTCGCCGAGGGCGCGAGCACGAATATCGGCGTGCATTTGCAGCCAAAGGGCAGCGGACTTTTCACGATCAGCGACGGCACCGATTTTAACAAAGGCATACGCTTTCGCAGCTCGTCCAGCGCCGCAAGCGCAGTGACTTTGATTGACGCCGTTTCGACAGCCGGCCGCGTCGTCACTCTTCCCGACGCAACCGACACGCTCGTGGGACGTGCGACCACGGACACGCTGACGAACAAGACCCTGACGAGTCCGACGATGACCGCGCCGGTGCTTGGCACACCGTCCAGCGGCACGCTGACGAGCTGCACGGGCCTACCGCTCACGACGGGCGTGACCGGCACGCTACCAGTCGCCAACGGCGGCACAGGCGTGACCACCTCGACGGGCAGCGGCGCAAACGTGCTCTCTACGTCACCGACGCTCACGACGCCAATCTCGGCGTCTCTCACCTCGCCATCCGCCACCGACCTCACCCTCGCGGGCGGCAGCTCGGGGGCGAGTTTGGTGTTGTTTCAAGGCGCGAACGGCGCGGTAGGTATCGCATCAAACGGCACTGGTTCTGTTAATATCACCCCCGGTGCATCTGGCTCGGTCAATATCAACAGCGCAAGCGGCGTTGGCAAACTTGCGGTCCGCACTGGCACCGATGAAAACGCGCATTTCCGCACCGCCACGGCCATCGGCGGAACCGGCGTGGGGCTGGATATGCTCAACAACGCCAACGGCGCAACGGTAGGCTTCACCCTTCGCGCCAGCGCCACGCGGCTCACTGGTGGCGTCGTCTCCGTCACCGACACCACCGCCAGCACGTCCACGACGACCGGAGCACTTGTCGTTGGCTCCAACGTGGGCTTATCGGGGAACTCGGGCGGCGCGAATTGGTTTGGCGGCGAGCGGCTCATTTCGCAGATGAACCAAAACGCGCCTACTCGACTTCAGGTGCGGAACGATACGAGCGGGACGGCTGCACAAGCTCAAGTTTCCGCAACGCTTGGCGACTTTACGACATATACGGCAATGGGTTCACTTTCTGCCGGATTTACCACGTCGGGGCTATTTGCCGCAAACGCGGGCTACATTGCCAGCAATGCGACGGCAGGGCTAAACGTCTTCACGGTGGGCGCAACGTCGCTGACTCTTGGCACCAACGGCACAGCGGCACTCACCCTCGCCTCCAACGGCGCGGCGACGTTCTCAAACTCTGTCCGCTCCACCTCCGCCACCGCAGGCATCGGCTACGCGACCGGCGCGGGCGGCGCAGTCACGCAGATCACGAGCCGCACCACGGGCGTCACGCTCAACACCGTTTCGGGCGCGATCACGCTTTTCACCGCCGCAGGCAGCGCGACGTGGCAATCCTTCACCGTCACCAATTCCGCCGTGGCCGCGACGGACACGATCATCGTCAACCAGCGCAGCGGGACCGACCTTTACATGATGTCCGTTACCGCCGTGGGCGCGGGTTCCTTCCGCATCAGCTTTGCCACTACGGGCGGCACGACCTCGGAAGCCCCCGTGCTCAACTTCTCCGTTATCAAAGCTGTCTCCGCCTAATTTTTTCCTACCATGAATGACCCAATCGTCACCACCACGCTACAACGCATCCAGACTGACCCGCAGGGCGAGTCTCCTATCGCCACTGCTTTTTTCGAGAAGAAAACCGTTATCGACGGGCAGGTGTTCGTGTCGCCTTGGACAACGGTTCAATGGCCGCTCCTAAGCGACAAAACCGTCACCGTCGGCGGCAAGACTTACAGCTACGCCGAAGTCTCGGCTGCGGTTACGGCCATCGCGCATCAGGAACTCGCCGCTTCCTAACATGAGCACTGAGCAAGCACTCCAAAACCTATACGCAGCCGCTCGCCTTGCACCATTACCCGCCGATCAGCACGATTTGCTACGCAAGTGCGCGGAGCAGCTTGCCGAGGCTTTAAATCCAAAGGAAATGGTCGATAAACCCAAATGAGCGGGACGGCAGACGTTAATTGGCGCAGCTACGTTGGGCCGAATGACAACGGGCTGACGGTGAACGCGGCTGAATGGCAGGCACCGCTTGACCCCGAGAACTGGGACGACTTGGTGAAGTGTTCGAACTGCACCGGGCTTGTCATCAGCGGGCTGACGATTCCAGCCAGCCGCGAGGACTCGATTGATTGCGTGCGCGGCTCTAATTACACGGTGCAGAACTGCACGGTTCACGGCTCGGTTACGATCAAGGGCGCGATCAACGGTCTGACGCTTTACGGCTCCGTCGTGAGCGGCACGATTGAGCTGGGGCAGTATGACAACTATTGGGAGCCGGGCCGCGCTCCGACGCAGAACGTTTCAATACTCGACTGCACCTCGCCGGACGGCTCGCCGATTCGCGTCAAAGTCTGGGACGCCGAAGTGCCGTTCGTCCGAAATGCGAACGTGAAAATAACCAAAGTGCCGAAATGGATTTGGTTCCCGTATTTTCTTTTCCGCCGTTTGACGAACGACTTGAGGGTGTAACCATGTTTCCTCTCGCTGAAATTCTAGGCATCGGAACGAAGCTGATCGACAAGCTCATTCCTGACCCCGAAGCAAAGGCCAAGGCGCAGCTAGAACTGGCGACGATGGCGCAGAACGGCGAGCTGGCGAAGATGAACGCCGATCTTGAGGCATACAAGACTGAGCAGAGCAACCTGACCGAGCGGCTCAAAGCGGACATGTCATCGGACTCGTGGATGTCCAAGAACGTGCGACCGCTAACGCTCGCGGCGATCCTCGTCGGATATTTCACTTTCGCGATGATGTCAGCCTTCGGGCACAACGCCAACGAGTCGTATGTCGCACTGCTCGGGCAGTGGGGCATGCTCATCATGAGCTTTTACTTTGGCGGCAGGACGCTCGAAAAAATCATGGAGATGCGGAAAAAATGAACCCCACGCACGTCAAAGACCTCGCCACCGCTTCGACTCCCGTCGTCGCCTTTACCTCACTTTCGCAGGTCAACGACGTGGCGGCGCTCATCGGGACGTTGCTGGGCATCGCGTTTTTGCTTTGGCGCTGGAAGCGCGAGGCAAGCAAGGAGCCGTGATTTGACGGCCATCGCTTAGGCGATGGAACCCGTCATTACATTTGCAGCGTCCGCAGGCGTCATTGACGCACAAGCCGGCATCATTCGCGGCGTCTCGCTGATCACCAAAGGGCCGGCGCTCGGGCACGGCGTGATGATTGACGACCTGACTTTGGAGCAGGTCAAAACCGCCGCCGAGCAATACGCGGGCGGGCTCAAGGTCAAACTCGACCACTCGGGCGGCGCTGGCGATATTGTGGGCTATATCGACGCGCTGAGAATCAGCGGCGAAAAGCTGCTCGGGGATTTGCACTTGCTGCAAAATTCGCCGCATCGCGCTTATATCTTGGAGATCGCCGAACGGATTCCAGACACGTTCGGGCTCTCAATCGCGTTCTCGGGTCCGTCCGAAAAGAGCGCGGACAAGCTCACGACTTTGCAACGGTGCTCGGAAATTTACTCGGTCGATCTCGTCAGCGAACCCGCTGCGAACCCGAACGGATTTTTTGCGCGCAAACTCAAACAATTTGAGAGCGACGCCAGCGAGTCGCCGGAAGCAGAAATCAAAATCGAAATTCCTATGAACGACGAAATGAAAAAGGCCATCGAAGGCATGATTCAGTCTGCCATGATGGGCATGACGGAAAAAGTCGCGAAGCTCGAAAGTGCTCTCGCTCCCAAAGAAGAAAAACCCGCCGCGATGAGCGCACAGAACGAAGTCGTGCAGCTCGCCGCCAACGCCGCCGCACTCGCAGCGGTCAAAGAATTTGCCAAGTCCTTTGGTGCGCCAGCCGCTCCGATTGCCTCGGCCGAAGCAGTCAAACCGGTCGCAAAGGTCGAGAAGTTTGAGGATGTCGTCGCCGCAAAAGCCGTTGAGCTAAAGGGCGACAAATCTTCGGCGATCACCTTCGCGATCAAAAATCATGCCGAACTCTACGCTGCCTATCGCGCACGCGTTCAAGCCGGCGAACTCGTCAAACTCTAATCCAAAACTAAAATGGCCACTTCATTCAATCACACCGGCACTTTCTTGGCGAACTCGGCTATCACCGCGTTTCGTCTCGTGTCGATTTCCAACAACCGAGGCGTCGGTCTTGCAGCCACGGCTTCTCTGCCCGACGGCGTTGCAACGGTTGACGCCGCTTCCGGCGATCAAATCACCGTCGAATTCCTCGGCGGCACGACCATCAAAGCAACCTTGCTCGCCGGTCCAGTGACCGTGGGGGATACTCTCTTCTCAAATGCCAACGGGAGCGTTTCCATTACAGGCACGATCACGGTCGGCAAATCTCTCACCACCGCTTCGGACGCATCTACGATCATCGAGATGCTTCCCAAGAACATCTAACCATTAAGAACTAATTACCATGTATTCAAATTCCGCAGCCATTTTCCGTGGCGACATCGCTGGCGTAGTTGAGCAGGCAAAAGACTGGGAGGCCGGTCTGATCGGCACCTCCGTCATGCCGATTCTCGACGTGCCAGTCCGCGCCGGCCAATACCCATCGTTCGTTCTCAAAGAGGGCCAACTCCTCAAGAGCGACATCAAGAACCGCGCTCCATACAGCGATTACGCTCGTGGCACCCGCGCGTTCACTCAAGACACCTACACCGCTCTGGAATACGGCTACGAGGAGGCGGTTGACGATACCGTCACCCTCGACGTTGCCCGCTTCTTCGACGCCGAGGTGATGGCCGCCAAGCTCGCCAAGCGCAAACTCTTGCTCGCGCACGAGCTTCGCGTCGCCGCAAAAATCTTCGACAACGCCGCGTTCACCTCGACCAACTCCGGCACCGCCTACACCGTCGCCAATTTGGCCACGTTCGACGTTGGTCAAGACGTGCAGGAAGCTCTCGACCGGATGCTTGCGCGTGGCGAGTCCACGACCAACACCCGCGTCGTCATCCCATACCCAGTATGGACCCGCGTCCGCGCTTCCACGAAATTCCAAAACCGTTTGCGCGGCACCGGTCTTTCGTCCGACACGATCTTGAACGCCAGCACCCAAGCAGCCGCCGAAGTGTTCGGCGTCGCCGAGGTTCTGATCGGTCGCGCCTCCTACGACAGCGCACCCGAGGGCATCGCCTTCTCCGCCGCAAACGTCTGGGCCAACACCTACATTTGGGTCGGCTCGGTCACGCAGGCAGGAGCCGGCTATTTTGGAGGGGGAGCAGGCTTCACCTTGAGCTGGGCGGAGTACGGACCGGCAATCGGCGTCTCGACCTACCGCGAAGAGAAGATCAAGTCGAACATCGTTCGCGCCTCGCAATACACCGCCGAGAAGATCGTGAACTCGAACGCTGGTCAGCTTATCGCGACCCAGTATGCCTGATCTTAACTAGGTTTGGAAAAACAGCCTCACGCTTCACGGCGTGGGGCTTTTTGTTTTGACCGGTCCGAGCGATCAGCAAGACCTGACGCACACAACACAACGATTATGATACTTTCGCTTTGCGTAATTACCGGAAACGAGGCGGCACAAATCGGCGCGATGCTCGACAGCTTCGACGGCGTGATTGACGAGGTTTCACTCGTTCGCGCCATCGGCTCGCAGGAACCGGACGCGACCGAGCAAATCGTCCGCGACTGGTGCGCGGCGCACTCGGTCGGATTCATCTTCTCGGAATACAAGAACGGCGCGACGGCGCAGGCGTGGAAGCACGTCGATTCGTTTGCCCAAGCACGCAACCAAGCGTTCGCGCAGGCGTGCGGCGACTGGCTTATCTGGGCCGACTGCGACGACGTGATTGCGGACGCCGAAAAGCTAAGGGACCGGCTCGCGGAGCTATCCGACGACGTGCTTATGGTCCGTTGTCCTTACGACGTGCGCGGAACGGGCAAGAAGCTCCACCGCGAACGCATCGTTCGGCGTAGCGCATTTGCAAGCGGGCGCATCTGGCACCACGACGTGCACGAAAACTTGCTCCTGCTTCCGAACGACCGGCATTTTGACTGGGCGACGCCGGTTTGGCATCATCAGCCGATTGCGATCAAGCAGGACAACCGCAAGCGCAACCTCGCGATTCTCGGGCGCAGCGTGGCGGAGTCCGCCACCCAATACTTTTACATTCACCAAGAGCACTACTGCGCCGGCAACAAGGCCGCAGCCGAGCAGTTCGGACGCATCGCGCTGAGCTTCCCAAACCTCGACGATTCGTTCCGCTACGAGGTCGGGCTCAACCTTGCGCGGCTTGTCGCTTCTCGGCGCGAGGCGATGCAGTTCGCGATGTCGGCGCACGGTGTTTTCCCTTGGTGCCGCGAGGCAATCGCGTCGGTCATCCTCTTGGCGTTCGAGCGCAACGACGGCAAGCGGGCGAGCTTTTGGGCGTCGCGGATGCTGAGCCTTCCCGAGCCTACCGAGAAAGACCGACCGTGGACCCATGAGGTCAAATGGTATGGCTGGGCCGGGCACGACCTCGCGGCGCGGGCCTACCGCCTCGCCGGCCAACTGGACGACGCGGCGGCGTTGCAGCTCGTGTTTCACAAGCACACGGCACCGCGGATCCGGCTGACGCAAAAGACACTCGGCAACTCGACCAAATCGGTCGCCTTCCGCGACGCTTGGCTTTCGACAGCGGCGCAGCCGGAGCGCATCGAACACCGCTTCCTCGTGCGTGCCGACGACGCCGAGACGATGGGAATGGCGAAGCAGTTCCTGCACGACGTGGGCGAGCCGAGAGACGCAGCCGAGCCGGGCACGATTTGCGTCGTGGCCGAGGACGGAATGGTGCCGCCTCACAACTGGGATGAGCGCGTGCTTGCAAGCGGCTGCACGCTGATCGACTCGGAGAACATCGAACAAATTCTGGGAGCGAAAAAAGCATGATTCCCGAGCCGGCAATCGTCGTCTGCACGACCAACGCGCGATGTCTCGACGTGCTCAAGGCGTCGGTCAAAGCCTACGTGCCGCGCAACATTCGCACCTACTATTTCCACGGCGTCGGGGCGACGTTCGGCGAGGCTTACAACCACGCGGCGGGGATTGCGTTCAAGGAGCATGACGAGCTGGTTATCTGCAACGACGACATCGTTTTCACGCCGACGACATGGCGCGACCTTTTCGCGGATGTGAAGCTGATCAAAGAACATTGCGAGAACGTCGGCTACGTCGCAGCGCGGTCGGACTACGCACGAGGGGCGCAGAACATCCGCTGCGGCACCGGGCGCTTGGACTTCCTGCGGTTCGAGTCAGAGCGCAGCATCATCGAGACGCCGGTCATCGCTCCGATCTGCGCGTGGATTCACCGCGACGCATGGGTGGACTTCCCGCCGATCAACTGGTTCAGCGATGACGTGCAATGCGCCGACATGAAGCGCCGGCACTTCATCTCACGCGCCTACGTGCATCACGTCGGCTCTCAGACGTGCGGTTACGACGCTGCCAAGTGCAAGGCCGACGCCGAGCCGTGGCTGCGGGAGAACCGGCCGGCGCTGCACGCGCAGCACTTCGGCACGGTTTGACGATTCGCGCAATTGTATGGCCGCCGTCCGAGACTTCGACCCGACGCAGATCAACTCCGACTTCTCCGCGATATTGGAGCAGGCCGGCATTTCGTTTACGTATCAGGGCGCGGCGGTCACCGGCATCTGGTCAGCGGCGAGCAATGCGTTTGCCGACTTCGAGGACCAACGCCGCGACGACAGCAAGTTCACGATCTTCCTTTTGACGACAAGCGTCAGCGCCGTTCCGCAGGTCACGCAGACGCTTTCGCGGGCCGGCATCACCTACTACGTTGAGCGCGTGACGTTGGACGCCGAGGGCGCAGGATGTGAGCTGAGCGTTGCTAAGGTTATATGATTTCGATCTTCTCAGACACCAAGAAGCTCGAATATGCGCTGGCGAGACTCGCCGACGCTGCGAAAGTCGATCTTGGTCTGGTCATTAAGCAGGAAGGCGCTTACGTCGCCCGAACGATTATGCAGATCACGCCTCCGACCGGCGACAAGATCGCAAACGGCGGGCAAATTCCTTTGGTCACGGGCGGTTCAATTACCAAAACAAAAGCGGGCGGACTCAGCACGAACGCACGCAAGCAGGGCGAGAACGCAATTCTGGGTGACTTGTTCGGAGGTCGAAAACTAGCGAAAGAAAAAAGCATCGGTCTTTTTCAGAAGATCGGAAACTCAACGGAAGTTCCGCCACGCGACGGACAGAATGAAACGATGGGCGTGAACCTTGGCTGGGAGGGCTCGAAGAAAATCCGCATTTATCGCAAGTTCTGGCAACCGGGCGCATCCATCGCGCAGATGCGGGCGTTTCATCACGCGAACAGAAATGCACGCGGGAGGCCGAAACAGGTCACGCGCAGCGCAATCGGTCGCTGGCAGGTGCAGGACCAAATGTGGGTCACGAATCAGGCGGCGGATGCCTATCTCAAATACGTTCAAAAAAAGGTCGGTCTCGGTAAGGCTGGATTTGCTGCGGCTGCAATGGCGTGCGGCGTTCGCGTGCCAGCTTGGATTCGTCGGCACATGGCAAAGGCTGGAACCGCTCAAGTGCAATTTGGGCAGAATCCTTTCGTGAGCGCACGGACCACCGGCAACAAGATTCCCGACCTACAGCGCGTGGTTGATTCGGCTCTTAAAATTCGCTACAAGGTCACGCTCTCGAAATACCGCGCTGTTCTCGCCAACCGCGCCGTCAATCTTGGATTCGCAAAAGTAAAAGGCGGCATGGTCATACCCAAAGAAGCATGAGCACCCGAACAAACATCCGCAACGCCACCGCCAACGCCTTGACCGGCGCTCTCGTCGTTCCGACCGCGAACATCTTGCGCGGGCGCAACAACACGATTGCAAGCGTCAGCTTTCCCTCCGCCGCCGTTTACGCGGTCAGCGAGCAGATCGAGGTCCGCACGCTCGGGCCGAGCAACCGCACGCAATACCGACAGCTCCAACTCGTCGTGGACTACTTCACCGCCGAAAGCGGCACCTACCTGATTGACGACCTTTTCGACACCGGCAGCGCAGCGGTCGAGGCGGCCGTGCTCGCCGACGTTACGCTCGGCGGGCAGTGTCAGGACCTGCATTTGACGAGCGTCGAATATACGATTGAACCAGACGAGGACCGGCGCTTCGGCTCGGCTCGGCACACTTTCAACTGCATCTATTTTTCAACCGACTAACCTCATTTTATGGCAACCAAACTTGGCCGCGACGGCCTAATCAAATTATCCAGCACCACCATCGGCGAGCTTCGCAACTACGCTCTGACCCACACCTCCGACACCGTAGAAGATTCGGTAATCGGCGACACCTACCGCACCCGGCTTGCTTCCATGAAAACTTGGAGCGCGTCGGGCGATCTTTACTGGGACGAAGGCGACGCCGGTCAGCTTCTGATCACCATCGGCAGCTCGGTCACGCTGAACCTTTATCCAGAAGGCGCGACGACCGGCGACGTTTACTATTCCGGCGCCGCCATCGTGACCCAGTTTAATGTGAGCGCCAGCTTTGACGGCATCGTAGAAGGTCAAATTAGTTTCGAGGGAAATGGAGTGCTTTCTGTGCTCACGGCTTAATTTAGCAGGCAAAACACACCACACACATGGACGCAATTGACCTCGTCAGAGAACACTTCGCCTCACTCGGCACGCGCAAAATCGACGTGCCGGAGTGGAAGCTCGTCGTGCACGCAACGCCGGTCACGCTCTCGGAAAAAAACCGGCTCTATCGTCGCAGCAAAGAGAACGACATGGAGCTGCTCG